CATTGTGTCTTGCTGTTCACAACCACCTGGGCATGATGCACAGATTTCTGAACCACCCGCATAGACGCGACGCTCAATGGCGCAAACAAAAGCAAGATCGTCATAATCAGCAGACTTGACGCCCATTGTTTCCATGCGCTTAGCGCGAGCCTTCTTGCGTTGCTCCATCATCTTTTCAATCTCGCTGTACATCTTCTCTTCTTCATCATCAAGATCTTCAGGCATGTCTTCTTCGTCGTCTTCTTCTTCCATATCTACGACTTCAGTAGGCTTCTTTTTCTTTTTTGCAGGAGCAGGGGTCGTTCCCTCTTCCATCATTGCAAGATCTTGTTCCATCTTCGCTACCTTTTCATCTGAAGCGGTAACCCACTCAGATTTTTCGGTTGCTACTTCGGGTGCTGCGTCAGCAGGTACGGCTTCTTCCGTTTGCGTGACAGCCTTCGCTCCGCACTTGCCACAAACTTTTGCGCCGGGCTTGTAGCCACATTCTGTTAACTCCAAACCTTTGGCGCATTCAATTCCGCCGTCTGCAAGAAGTTTTACTGTTGGTGTTTCGCTAGCCATGTTCGTGGACTCCTTGTAGTGCATTGTTTTTGCAATACACTTTGTTGGATTAGAGCAAACAGAGCATGGCGTCAAGCGTTTATCGCCTGACATCAGACACTGATATTTTGCTGTTTTTTGTGGTAAACCTGTTATTGAAGTATAACCCATATTAGTGTTTTGTTTTTGTTACAAATGAAACAGTCTTAAAAACCGTTTTTTTATTTACATTGAGTCCATGATGTTGAGCAACGCATCAAATGCTTCGTCCTCTACACCATCAATCTCAACGATCACTCCGTCCTCGGTGACTTCTGATTTGATTTGATAATAATCCAGAATTGGATCCAAAAGTTCTTTGACTTCGTACAGTGACCGTTCAGCAGAAGAAACCATGAGAGTTTCTTTCTCGTCCAACGACAATGACTTAGCCTCAATCTCTGAAGCCACACCACCCGAACTCAACACTTCTTTGAGAAGGTTGAAAGCGTTCTGTAGTTTTGTCATATTCCGTGAACTGATAACCCGTCCTGCTTTGACTTCAATGTCTTCATCGGCGTCTTTGCCCATGAGTTCAGCAATAGCCGCCATCAGCATGCCCATCATCTGCTTAGGGTCTTTGCCTCCTCCACCGCAACCACAGTCATCATCGTCGTCGGAGTCTTTGTAGTAAGGCATTTCCATGACTCCGCCGTTATCGTCATCGCCTTCCATGACCCAGTTTTTCTTATCTGCCATGTAGTTGATGAAGTCAGGCTCATCATTCATGAATTGCTTCAGAGCCTCATAAGCCTTTTCGTTGCCTTCGTCTTCGTTCTCAAACTCAACATCTTCCATTTTCATGGTTTCTTCTGTTTCATCTGATTCAGCCAAACGGTCAGCCATAGCCTCCATCATTTCGTAACCCTTTTCTTCAGAGTCAAGGAAGTCAAATATTGACTTGATTTCGTCTTCGGTCATGGTTTCAAGCGACTTGCCGGGTTTTAGGACTCCACGAAGACGGTTATTGAATTCGCTGTCATCCCAATTCCGTTTGCGTAGTTTTCCACGGCAGTTCTTCATGCCGGGGTGATGGCAACCTTCGTTCGGCCAGAGACCAGTGGTTTCGTGATGCAACCATGCGCAGATGTTGTTCAACGGGTAAAGTTCAGGGTGGTTGGCGAGAATCACACGACAACGACGGAATCCACCCGGCTTACGCATGATCGGGCGCCAGTAGCGGAGCAGTTTTTCAAGGTTTCCACGACGCGGACCGTATCCGCGGGTGCGGGCAGTAACGATTTCTTGTGGAATGATGCCACCAAGTGGGTCAGCCTTTTCAGGTGACTTTGGTTTCACGCCTGCTGGAACTTGAGGATCCGCGTCAAGGTTGTATCGGTCTTCGTACCTGCGTTCAGCGTCAGAACCGCTTGGCTTGTCTCCATCAACATTGATGTAAACAACCTGTGGCTTGACCCTTGTGGCTTCGCCGATCATAAATTGTCCATCTTCGTAATGATACGAAACGCGCATCGTGATGATGCCTTGACCTTCTACACGGTGATCAAAAATTGCGCTATTTGCATCTGATTCACGAATCCGTACTGCGCCACCAAACTTCTTCGCTAATGCAAGTGGGAGGTTGGCTTCACGACTGCGGTTTGGCATAGGTGCATCAATTGCGTCATCGTCTTGTTCTGGCTTTGCTTCTACTTGTGGCTTGTTGCGTTGCATATTGCTTGCCATGAAGCGTGCAAGAAGCGAACGACCCGCTTCAGTAATGTTGCCATTTTCTTCTCGCATGTAACCTTTTTCGTCGTTGCCTTCAAACGACTTGATGGAAATCGTTCCCGTAAGTTGGTTTGCGCCATGAAGAACAGGGCTTGCTTCGTATAGTTCTACCTTCTTCAATACGTTTGCTTGGCGCTGTGGGTCAAAATCGGCATCAAGGGTTTTGTAGCCAATTGACCACTCTTGCTCTTCTCCGAAGAAAGCAACATCGGCAAAAGCCTGACGACCGCGTTCTGATTTCAGATTGAACTGAACTTTGGCGTATAGACCGCCAATACCAGCGGCACGCATCTTCATTGGAAGTCGTGGATCCGATGGTGGAACTTCGTACATTTCAAGAACTTTGCCAATTGGCTCATTCCAGTTGTGACCCCAAACAACACGGGGTTTGCGCCTCTTAAGGCTGTCTGTGAAAGCGCCCGGAACGATGATGTCGCCGACACTGTCCTTGTTGCCGATTCCTGCAACGAAACATTCAACTACGCCTTGCGCTTCGTCAATGTTGAACTGACCTTGTAGCGCCTTGTATTGCTGTGTTTCGGTCATCGTCGTAGACATGGTTCTCCAATTAAAAGTTGTTTATTAAACAATAAACTATTTGGAGTCCCAAAACGGGAACACTTTAAGTATAACCCCTGTGTTTTACTGAAAATACTATTCAGTGAAACCGAAACGCAAACGACAACGACAATTGAAAGTCAATGCAGGCGGAGCAACTGGATCACCGGGAAAGCGCAGTGCAAGACCATCAACGATGAACCCGTCACCAAACTCAACGGTTTTGCCTTCAAGGAATTTATGTGCATTACGCACACGCGAGTCCTTACGGGTGATCCAGGTTTTTGTCATACCAACATTGTTTTCTTTGCCAGCCAAGAAGACACCGCCGTTGTATGAAGCCTGAGCCTCATGTTCAGCAATATCCCTGCGACGCTTGGAAATTAGTTTCAAGAAAATGGCGATCAAAGCCAAGCGCAAAAGCACGGAACGCTCTTCTTCATTTTCTTCCATCAGCGCAATGGCTATTGCCGCTGAAATTTCTTCTGCCGTTGTAGTGTTTGCTTGTTGCATTCTCTCTATTTGTTGCTGAGCCAGTTTTTCAACTTCTTGTGGTTCCATTACCACATTGCTACTAGTGCGGGAGGCGACATACTCTTTGGCATCAGTGTAGATAGCCAAAATGATTGGCTCTAGATCTTCTGCTAGTTGTTTGTCCCAAATCTCGCGATCAAAAATCATGTCAACTGTTAGCACACCGCTAGATATTGACTTGATTCCTCGTTTGCCAAAAGCCTTCTCCAAAACGACTCGCTGTTGGCGTTCAAAGATTCTCTCAAGGGCACGGTCAAGTATTTCCGTCCATCGCTCTGTGTCTGTGTCGGCTTTTGTTTCTAGTTCTTGCACAAACTTCAGTTGCATTTCATGCTGAATCTTCTCAAATTCAGATAGTTGCTGATCGGGAGTGAGTGATGCTGTTTCCGTTGCTTGAGCAGGCATGTCAGGCGCTGGAATTGGTGTCGGTGGTGCAGGGACAGGCATCTCCATCGCACCTTCTTGTGGAGGCAGCCCCGGAGGAGCGGCGTTTGGATCAACACCCGCCATGTCAACTGGCTGTTGTTCTTCGGGCTTAAACGGTTTCTCTGTGTTGGCAATCGGTGTGAGGTTCGGGTTGGACAGCAAACTGTCAGCAAGTTCAGAATCAACTTTTTTGCGACCAGTAGCAGTACGGTACTCGTTCAGACTGATTAGACCCTGTTGGAACTCGTCCATCACATATCGTTCGCGTTCTTGTTTTGCAAGAATCAGAATTGGAATGTCTTCGGTGTCAAAGTCAACATAGTATTTATCGTCAAGTTCATCAAGTGCTCGCGCCAATGTGTGAAGGTGTGGAGCCATTGTCTCCATCCAAAAAACACGGAGTTCTTCGGAAGCATTAGAGAAAGTTCTTCCCGAAGCGTTACCGATTACAGATTCAGGAACACCAAAGGCGGCGAAGATTTCATTCTTCTGAATCTCTCGCATCTGCGTGTAAGCCGCATCTCGTGGTGAAGCAGATGTGTCTACATAGTCAACACCAGCCTCGGAAGCAATTACTGTTGTTGATCCTGTTCGCGAAATGTTGCCACGGAACCTGTTCTTCAACTCTTGCTTGTCATCATCTTCCATGTCGCCTCTAACAACGAGTAGACCGCCCGGGCGTCCGTCGTTGATGAGGTAGTTGCGGTTATAAAGTTTTGACAGGTTCTCTAATTCAATAGCGATACCAGCGGACTCCATTGGCGTCATTGACAAATATGGATCAAGTGGGTGTGGTCTACGAATCCAACACACGTCTTCAGGCTTTAGAACAAACTTTGTTCCGTTGCGCATGTCAACTTCAAAGCCTTGAACGAATTTCTTGCTGTCAGGAATTGGTGCTGTGTACTGTGGCGGGAGAAGTTGTAGAGCGATAATTTTCCCGTCTCGCGAACGAACCTTCTCAATGAATACGCCTCTCGTGCTCATCAAGAGTTGCGCAGAAATTCGGTACCTGAAAGCAAACGAATTTTCTCCGTCATTTGATTTAGAGTTAAAAATCTCTAGTAGAGGCTTGTTGTCTTTGGTTTGCTCGCCTCGCTGATCGTTGCCTTTGCGAAGTATGACGGGGAGTCGTGCTTGGTTTCCTGCGATTGCATCTATGCATCGGAACACCCAAGTAACTTTTTGCATTCCTTCTCGGTATGCACGATCAATGTCCCAACCATCTTTGTATGGTTTCCCAACTCGTCCCATGTCAAAGGCAATAGGCGCACCGGGGTTAGACATTGCCTTTTCGGCGCTGTTTCTGAGATCTTTATTATTTTCGCTATTCCAAGCCATTATTCAGATCCCAACAAGTAACCATAGATTCCGCAGGTTACTCCGAGGGCGATTAAGCCCGCTGGTAGGAAAATGAGACCCGTACCTATTGAAATTCCTGCGACGAATAAAACCATCAAACAGTTTGCAAGGTTGCGGCGCGTGAGTAAAGAATGTAATTTTCGTAAAATGTTCATTTAGACCGTCACCTTAGCAAATGAAAGACCTATGCAATACTACAGTATGTATCTAACTATTTTTACGAGGACTAATGGCTGACTGGAATAAAATCTACGAGTATCTCCAACCGAAGGAATCTTTGTTCTGTCCTGAAGAGGCTTCTCTGACTCAAAAAGTTTTTTTGCGTAGTTATGCGTTGGAGGGTCTGTTCGGTGGGGCTGCTGGTGGGGGTAAAAGTAGCGCCTTGCTGATGGCGGCATTGCAATATGTTGATGTTCCGAACTACTCTGCGATTCTTTTCCGTCGTACCTACGCCGACTTGGCTTTGCCGGGTGCTTTGATGGATCGTTTCCGTAACTGGGTTATGTCCTATGAGGATGTCCATTGGAACGCGAACAGTTATGTGGCTACTTTCCCTTCTGGTGCCCGTGTTTCCTTCGGTTATCTCAATAATACGAACGATTATTTGAGATATAAGGGTTCGGAGTTTCAGTTCATAGGCATGGATGAGGTCACGGAAATCCGTGAAAGTGACTACAGGTATATGTTCTCCCGTTTGCGCCGTCCTGCTTCGGGTCCGCTTTCCAAGGTTCCGCTCAGAATGAGATCAGCATCCAACCCAGCCCCTAATTGGGTTAGGCAACGATTTATTGTTGAGGGTAAAAATGAGCAGAGATTTTTTGTTCCATCATTTTTAACAGATAACCCGGGTATTGACGCTGAGTCATACCGTCAGGCGCTTTCTGTCCTTGACCCTGTTGAGAGGCGACGCCTTGAGATGGGTGACTGGTGGGCGACCACTCTTGGAACATTGTTTGACAGAACCGACTTCCCAATAATTGACGGCTCAGATGTCCCCGAAATCACCTCCCAAGCCCGCGCTGTCAGGTATTGGGACTTGGCGGCGACCGAACCACACTCGGGTAATACTGACCCCGACTGGACGGTTGGAACCCTTATGTTATTTGACCAAGGGATCTCCTACATCATGGATGTCCGTAAAGTTAGGGCTAAATCAGACAAGGTGGAAACATTGATTTCGCAGACCGCTCAGGAAGATGGGAAAACGGTAGCCATACGGATGGAGCAGGAACCGGGCTCCTCGGGGAAGGCGCTAATTGACCAATATGCACGCTATGTGGTTCCGGGTTGGGACTTGCAAGGAATTCGCTCGTCAGGTGACAAAGAGACACGAGCAAGACCTTTTGCCGCCGCTGTCGCCAACGGCAATGTCCGTCTCGTAAGAGGGAAGTGGATCACAGACTGGTTGGATGAAATATCCTCATTCCCAGAGGCTTGCACTCATGATGACCAAGTTGACTCCGCTGTTGGAGCATTCACTTTTTTAACAGGTTTGGGGTTGCCTCAACGCAAGAGAGCCAGTATCATTGTGTGAAATAAACATATACCACTATCGCCCAAAAGGGGAAAAATGAAAAAGGCTTTTAAATCGCCAACAAAAACACAGTTACGGACTGCTACAAACCAAAGCAGAGAATTACTTTCTGAGTGGATTCGCACAACTAGAACTAAACAAAACTTAAGCCAAGAAGGATTAGCCGAAATTGCTGGTGTTGACCGCAAAACAATTAACCGAATTGAAAACGGTCATTTCTCACCGAGCATTGAAACGCTAGTTCGTATCTCTTTGTCTCTTGACTCAAAAATCCCTTCCCTAGTATGACCGAAAACTCTTGGAATAGTTCTGAGCGCTTAGTCGCTCTCACGGAATTTCGTAAGTCAATTATTGCCATCAGCGATAAGGCTTTGGAAAACTTGGAGCAAGATGACGAACAACTTTGGTGCGATACATTAGTTTTGTTGCATGCAATTAAAGGTGACATTTCGTCAGTGTTTACACAGTATTCCAACCTGTTTTCCGACAAAATTGATGCTTCCGAACACTCCGCTTCAAACGGTCAAGTGATTGAAAAGAAGTCCGCGTTTGACCGCAAAGGCTGGAAGCATGAAGATATTGCATCAGAAGTGCTACGCAGGCTAGGAGATCTTTCCGTTGACATGGACACGGGTGAAGTCATTATGACCTCAGAAGAAATAGCATTGAAACTCTTGGAATATGTACAACCTTCATATTGGAGGGTTAAAGAACTATCCAAACTTGGCATTAACGCAGATCAATATTGCGAAGTTGGAGAACTAAAAACAAGCATCATCGTACGGAAGGAAAAATAACATGAGCGAGATTTACCAACAGTTAGCGGAATCTTTCCCGCCAGAGATGGTTCGCAGGTTGAACAAAGGTGGCACCAACCTGATTTATATTCCAATCAGTGAAGTAATTACGCGAATGAAT